TACGGCGCGCCGGTGTCCTTATGCAATGTCGGCGGCAATACCGTCTGTCGGCCCGGTCCAATCAAATCCAGGACCCGCTTGCCGGCGATGTTCCAGCTCTTCGAGGCGATGATGTCGGGCGCGAAGTAAAACAGCGTCTCGCCCTTGGCGCCGCGCTTGCGGATTGGCGACGGCGGCAGCACGCTCAGGATCGCGGCCCGGATCGCCTCGTCGTCCGTGTCGATGTCCATCGCGACCGCGCCGCGGCTTGCCGCACCCATCGCGACCCCGACGCCGGTGTCGCCAACCGACCAGCGCACCCGGTCGCCTTCCGACGGGACCTTGCCGTTGAAGCGTCGCTGCCAGCCGCTCAAGCCCAGCCATATGCTGCCGAACAGGAAGCCGGGCTTCTTGGTGCCGGGTATGATCGGAACGGCGGCAAAGCCGCGCTCGATCAATCTCGCACTGTGCTGCTCGTAGGCTCCCATTGCTTTTCCTTCAGAAGGGAGGTTCGTTGTCGATGATCATGCGGCGCAGCGCGTGCTCGTAACCAACAACAATTCGACGCAGGAACTCGAGCCACTCGTCCCGCGACAGCAGGGCGAGATCGGTCTTGTTGATCTTGTCGAGATATCCGCCAGCGACGCTACCGGCCTCGAGCACGGCGCCGAGCTCGTAGGCGTCGAGTGTTCCATTTGCCATCGCATAGACCTTCTTTGCCGCGGCATGACATTGATTGTCGTCGCAGAGCCAGATCATCGCTCCGAAACGGTGATTGGGAGCGTAACCCAACCAAACAGCGTGCCGCCGGCATACGGCACACAACGTCGGCTCCTCGGTCGCAAATCGGCTGGATGCGGTCATGATCAGTACGGTATCTCATCGTTGATTTTGATGTCGGGAGGAGGCTCATTGCTGGTCGCGTAGCAGCGCAGTTCGCTGTTCACCTCGATCAAGGTGCCGTCCGGCCGCCGCACCCGCCGCCGCTCGACCCGCCAGAAGTTGCCGTCGCGCGCCACCACCATCCCGGTGACCGGGTCGAGCTCATCCGTGCGCGCAAGCGCATCCGTAATCGTCGGCGGCGCCGGCGCCTCGCCGCCAAGCGCAAACCACCACCGCTGCGCGCGCTCGCGGGCGTAGCCGTCGTGCTCGAAGCAGATGTATTCCTGGTAGCTCAGGAAGCCAGACAGATAATCGACCCGCAGCGACGGCGTCGCGCTCGGGTCGGAGAATTTGGTGTGGTGCCGAAAACACACCTCATCGACGCCCATCCACGAGCGTTTCCCGCCCAGGATCGGGGTGTTGTCGGCGTGCATTGCGTGCTTCACCTGTGGCTTCGGGCGCGGAAATTCATGCCCGCAGGCCGGGCAGACATAGTCGCGCAGATCGACCAGCTCGCCGCAATCTGAGCAGCGCTTGGCCGAGACCGTCTCCACCTTGACCCCGGCAGTTCGTCCTTCCCTGGCAATATTGAGCCGGTCCACCGGTCCGTGCCGGTAGACATTCCCGGCGAAGTCCAGGATCAGACAATCGCGCTTGCCCTGCGCCTTGCGGGTGCCGCGACCCACCATCTGTACATAGAGCCCGGTCGACAAGGTCGGCCGCAGCATGGCGATCAGATCGACTTCCGGCATGTTGAAACCAGTCGTCAGTACATTCACGTTGGCGAGCGCCCGGATGTCACCACGACGGAAGCTGGCGATGATCTGATCGCGCTCAGCGGCCGGCGTCTCGCCGGTCACCATCTCGGCGGCGGTACCGCGCTCGCGCAGCGCATCGCGCACGTGCTGCGCGTGCGCAAAGCCGGAGCAGAACAGCAGCCAGGAGCGGCGATCCTGTCCGCGCGCGACGATCTCGTCGCAGGTGCCACCGACGACCAGGTCGGCAGCCTGCTCCATATCGCCGGCCACGAACTCGCCGCCCCGGCAGGCGATCCCGCGCACGTCGATGCTGGCGGTGGTCGCCTTGGACGAGAGCGGCGCCAGCCAGCCGTCGCGAATGCCCTCGGCGATGCCGTATTCGAAAACGACGTCACTGAAGATGCGGCCCTCGCCCTGATCGAGCCGGCCGCTGTCGAGCCGATAAGGCGTCGCGGTGAGACCACAGACGCGCATCATCGGCTCGATCTTCCGCAGGGTCTCGATCAGGGTCCGGTACATGCCGTCGCCGGCATGTGGCACCAAGTGCGCCTCGTCGACAATGATCAGATCGCGCCGGCCGAGGCGCTGGGGCTGGCGGAAGACGCTCTGGATGCTGGCGAGCACGATCGGCGCGTCCCAATTGCGCCAGCCCAGCCCGGCGCTGTTGATGCCCACCGGGGCGCCGGGCCAGACCTTGAGCACGTGCGTAAGGTTTTGCTCGATCAGCTCGCGCACGTGCACCAGGATGAGGGCGCGGAAGGGCGGATACCGTCCGGCGATGTCGGCAAGCAGCTTGGCGATGATCAGGCTTTTGCCGGTGGCGGTGGCCATCGCGACCAATGGATCACCGCCGCCGTCATCCCAGTAGGCGTCGAGCACCGTCAACGCTTCTTGTTGGTAGGGTCGCAGCTCCACGTTCAGCCCGCCCTTGCCGATTTCCACGGCGCCGGCCCCGGCCCGGCGGTGCCCGGCTTGACGACGGCCTTGGGCGAAGCCGCAGCCTGCGGAGCCTGCGCAGCCTGCGGCTCAGTGTTGCTGGACGTCAGCGGCTTGACCCGCATAATTTTGTTTTGGTCGTCGTACCGGCCGCTCTTGTCGACACGCACGCCGACACGTACATGCACCGGCTTGAACTTGAACACCGAGGGGTCCTTGATCTGCTCGGTGATGCCGAAGGCGACGCACAGGTCTTTGATACGCCGCCGGGCGATATCCTGCGTCTGCGTGTTGCTGTGCTGATAGCACAGCGTTTCCCAGATTTGCCGGCCCTCGTAATCGCCTTCGGAAATCTTCCAGGTCAGGGCGAGCATGCGTCCGTCGCCGCTGCTCGGCTGTTTGTCATCGGCCTCGATAACCTCGGCCGTGTAGTCACCAATCGGGACCAGCTCGAAGCGGCTACCCTCCTGCTCGGTAGGATCGAAGAAAAAGTCATCACTCATGGTTTACTGTCCTTTGGTTTGAACTCGCACATCACCCGGCGCGAGCGGCGGGAAAAACGGAAGCAACTCTTTCGCCACGTCGAAGTCTTTCGGGCAGAGCAGCTTTGCCGGCAGGTCGAAACGCGACTTGGCGAGAAAGGCCGGCCGGCTCTCGAAGTGCAGCCAACGTGCGGAGCCGCCATCGGCGCGATTGCGCTTTTTGCCGAAACCTGTTTCCTCGGATTGGACGTTCACTTCGGTCGCCAAAAACCCAATGGCGTCCATCTGATCCTGGACGAGACCGCGAGCACGTTTGTGCAGGCGGAGCTGATAGGACGAGTAGGCCGGCGTGCGCGGATCGTTGACGGTCTCGATGCTCGAATGCGCGAGCAACACAATCGCCATGCCGCGCTCGCGCCGCAGCCATTCCAGGCCGTTAAGGATGTCGAGCCACCACTGATCGGCCACCACGTAGCCCTTGCCGTAACCGGGCGCCTCGATCGACGCCCAATTGTTGGCCCGACAGACGTCGGTCCAGATCAGGCCCTCCAGCTTGTCGAGTGAGTCGATCACCACCGTGCCGAATTGATGCGGCTCTCCGGCCAGCGCCGCCAGAGCGTCCCGCACATCGCCATAGCTCTTGAGCAGCCCGAAGGTGTCGAGCGCCAGCCCCCCCGGCGTGCCTTCCTCGGCTTGCAAGAAGACCGGGCCCGGGAATTTGGCGGCGAGCGTCGTCTTGCCGACACCTTCCTTTCCGTGGAGCAGGAGCAGCGGCGGCAGCGTGGCGGTCGTCTGGTGAATGTCGGCGAGGCAGAGCATCATGATGCGTCCTCCATCGCGTCGGCGCAAAATTCGTCGGTCAGGAGGTCGAGCGCTTCGTGGTAATCGATGGAGCTGCCGGCCCAGTCGTCGGCTAGTTGCTCGATCTCGGCGCGCACGTCGGCGAGCACGGCGTCACATTGCGCGAACGACAACTTGAGGTGCCTCCGCAGCGCGGCTTCGATCTTTTCGAAAATCAGGTCGACATCGACATCGACGCCTTCGACGATCCGCAAGACATCGCGGATGCGAGCGCGGAGGCTGCGGCGGTGCTCGTCTTTGGTCGCGTGTTGTTGGTGGGTCATGGCGCCGGCTTCTTGATGGCTGCCTTGATCTGTCCGGCGTCATATTCCTGGAGCGTCACGCCATCGCGCTCGAAGCGCGCCTCGATGATTGCGGGCGGCTCCTTCCTCAGGCGTGTACGGCCAGCGGCCTGCGCCAGCCGAATGCCGCGACCCAGGTCGAGCGTCTTGCGCCCGTCGGCGTGCCAGACGGTCATCCTGGTCGTGGTGCGTTTTCTGTCCCCGAAGACAGCGACGAAAACAGGGCTCTCGCTCATGGCGTGCCCCCTAGGACCTCGGTGGCGATGATCTCCTGCACGGTGGCGCGTTCGACCTGCGGATCAGGCCAACGGAAGCTCGCGTGGCCGAGCAGATCGAACGGCAAGGATCGGCCGCCGTTTTGACCCGTGTGACCTACTGAAATCGTTGACGTTTTCGAAGCGTTTCGTGTCGCCGGGCCACTGGGGTAGCGGGGCGACACGAAATGACGCCCACGGCGTGCTGTAGACCGGCATCGATCCGAGCAGAATAGCCGTGCCCGACCGTCGCGCCGGGTCTTAAGCCTAGCGCCGCACTGGGCACATTCGGTGGCCCGGATTATACTCATTCGGCCACCTTTCACAGCAAGAGGCGGATTTTGGCGAGCTTGTGCTCCGAGAACGTGTCTTTGAGCACGCGAACCACGTCGCGCGGCGTGTCCGCGCTCGTGAACAGATTTCCACCGTTGGCTTTAAGCCTCGTGTTCTCCTCCTCGAGTTCAACGATGATTTGTTTGGGCGACTTGCGCTGGGGCTTATTAGGAGCCGAGGCAGCATCAGACTTCGCTGGCCTTGACTTCTGGTAATGCTGCCAGACCGTGCACGGATGATTGATTTCAGCGCGCTTGTTGGCCGGCAACGCGGCGCGCCACACCTCGACCTGATCGATTTCCTTGAGAAGCTCGAGCAGGCGGCTGCGGGTCTTACGGTCGCCGGCGATCTTCTCGAGATTATGCTGGACCAACCAACGGTGCAAAGCTTCAGCGTAACCGCGGCCCTCGGGGCGATTGGTGTGCGCGGTGCGCATGGCGTCAGCGACACCAATCTGCAGAGCGCGGCCGATCGCAACCCAATCAGACCAATAGTGACCAGCGAGCAGGCGCTCGGCCGCCTCCTGCGCGGCCTGGATAATCTGATTGTCATTATGCGTTGGACCGTCCAACGCATCGAGCGACGTCACGTCAATTTGACATTCAGCCGGGCACTCAGTACATGATGGTGCAGCGATGATGTCGGTCATCGCGGTTCTCCTATCTTTGATCGAGCATCCGGCGGCCGCCCCTCCTTTCACCAAAGAGCGGCACGCCGGGGCTCGGGGTCGCCGCCCTCGATGACCGTCCGGCGCCGAGCGGCGAACGCCGGGCGGAGTCCAAATTTTCAGGCAGCTCGCCGCTTGATCCTGCGGCGCTTCACGACAGGCGCGGGGGGCTTGGGACGATTTTGCCGCTCTTGCCGCGCTGCTTGTTCGCGGTCCTTCAGCTCGGCGCGGAGCGTGCTCTTGAACGCGGCAATCGTATTCCCGTGCTTGAAGAACGTGAGTTCGAGGACGTTGCGATAGACGTCACGACGCCGCTCTTGGGAGCCATATAGGAACTGCGCGATGGCATCCGCGCCGCGCAGTAGGTCTTCGGCGGGGGCCGGCACTTCTTGTAGCTGTTGGTCCATAATAGCCTCGCGTGTAAGGGGACGGCTACTCCTTACTACCTTTGATATCGCTTGACAAGAGGTAGGCGTCCCCTTATGTGTTGGCATCTGTTATCATCTGTTTTCCGGGGGCAGGCATGGGCAAAAAGCGAACGGGCGGGCATCACGCTCTGTCACCGGCTTCGCTCACGGTGACCTCACCGGTCCTGGAGACGCCGCTATTATTGACGGTTGGCGACATCGCAAAGCAGCTGAGCCCGATCGCTCCCGATACCGATGCGACCATTCAACGAATTCGTCATTGGACACGCGAGCGGCTCATGACCCCGGCCGGCCAGCACCACGCCGGGACCGGCAAGCATCGGGAGTATGTGCAAGGCGACGTGTTTGATGCAGCAATCCTGCACGCGTTTGTTGCGGCAGGGCTGCAGATCGCCAGCGAGCGGAGCCTGATCGACCAAGGCTTAACGGCAGCGCGCTCGGCACTGCAGAAGTGGGGAAAACACCGAGGACCGCTTTTTCTGCGCATCAGCCGATCGGCGGACAACCCGGAACTCTCAAAAATTGAGGTCAGCGGTAATGCAGAGGAGCCGACTGACGACATCACGATCACCATCGATCTTGCGCGGTTGTGCAATCGACTGATTGGCGGGAAATAAAATGGCTGTCCGCAAACGGGCCTGGACAACAAAGAGCGGTCAGCGTCGCGAAGCTTGGGTCGTCGATTACGTCGACCAGCAAGGCGACCGACACATTGAGACGTTCGCGCGGAAGAAAGATGCCGACGAATACCGTGCAACCGTCAACGTGGCGGTCAACAGCGGCGTCCATACGGCGCCGAGTAAAAGCGTCACGGTCGTCGAGGCCGGTCGCTTGTGGATCAAGACCGGAGAAGACAGTGAGCTTGAACGGACAACTCTCGATACCTACAGACAGCATGTTGATCTTCATATCGTACCGCTTCTGGGCACCTTGAAGTTATCCCAGCTGACGGTGCCGATCGTCCGTGACTTCATGGACAAGCTGCAAACCAACGGCCGCTCGCCCATCATGGTCAAGCGCGTAGTCATTTCGCTTGGGTCGTTGCTCGCCGACTCTCAGGAGCGCGGCCTCGTTGCACAGAACGTCGTGCGTAGTCTGCGGTCGAGCAGACGCAAAAAAGGTCGAACTCGCCAGAACGCCAAACTCAAGGTTGGCGTAGATATCCCCTCCCCTATCGAAATTAAGGCCATCGTTGAACATCTCGATGGTCGGTGGCGCCCGTTGCTGTTGACCGCGATATTCACTGGATTGCGCGCGAGCGAACTCCGCGGCTTACGGTGGCCTGATATCGACTTGCGCCATGGTGAACTGCATGTTCGGCAGCGGGCCGACCGCTACAACCAAATCGGCCGACCGAAATCTGAATCCGGCGAGCGTTCGATCCCGCTGCCGCCGATCATCATCAAGACTCTCAGGGAATGGAAGCTTCGGTGTCCCAAAGGGAAATTAGACCTCGTCTTCCCTAATGGAATTGGCAACATCGAGAACCATCAAAACATCCTCAATCGAGGGTTCTTCCCGGTTCAGATCGCGGCCGGCGTGAGCACGGTGGTGAAGGACGAGGAAGGCAAGGTGGTGCGAACAGCGAAATACACCGGCCTGCATGCATTACGGCACTTCTATGCCTCGTGGTGCATCAACAGAAAGCGAGACGGCGGGCTTGAACTGCCGGCCAAAGTCGTCCAAGAGCGCCTCGGGCACGCCTCGATCGTCATCACCATGGACACCTACGGCCATCTTTTTCCGCGTGGCGACGATGGTTCGGAACTAGTCGACGCAGAAAAGGCGCTTTTGAGCTAGACGCGACACAAACGCGACATGCGGCCAAATTCTCTTTTGCAATCAACGCCTGTTGCCGGTTTTGTAAACCGTTGGTCGGGAGTTCAATCCTCTCACCCGGCACCAATAAACTCAAATACTTAGGTGGAATTTTTGTCCGCCGATCTTCCCGGAAATTGCGATTGGGAAGCCCATGGGAAGATGACAAAATGGCCGAGGAGTTGCCGGACCCGATCTCCAGAGAACTTCGCGACGCATTCCGGGGCGCGATCGGCCAGTATCACGATTGGTGCCGTGGGCAGCCCGGACCCGACGTCAGCTTGAAACCAAAAGTTGGTTGCGATCAG